ATCTAGAACAAAGAGAATATATAAGATACGGAGTTTTAGATTCAAGCACCTGGGCACGAAGAGGTGATGTTGGCCCAAGCATTGCAGAGACAATGATTAATTCAGGGTGTAGATGGAGACCATCAGATAGATCACCAAGAAGTCGTATCAACGGTAAACTGGAAATACATAAACGACTATCAGTTAGAGATAAAGGGGATGAAAATAAACCTTCATTATTTATTTTTAATAACTGTATAAACTTAATAAGAACACTACCTCTTTTACCATGCGATAAAAATAATCCAGAGGATGTTGATACGCACGCAGAAGATCATGCATATGACGCTTTACGCTATGGATGTATGTCTCGCCCCATCAATCCACAAGGATCTGGTTTTTCAGACTTTGGACATAATAAACAATATAAACCAGCAGATAGGATGTTTGGATACTAATGGATTTAGATGGAAAAAAATTAAGAGTTGGGTTTCAAGATCTAACTATTGAAATAAAAGATGCAGATTTTAGAACAGATAATCTTACAGATTGTTATGGGCACTATTTGCAAAGAGAAAATAAAATACAAATAAATACTAATTTAGAACAACACGATTTATTAAATACAGTAATTCATGAGATATTACATGCGTGTTGTTATGTTGGTGGGCTTACAACTAAATCTAATCCATTATCAGATGAAGATAAAGAAGAAGTTGTTACTAATACATTAGCTAACCAATTACATATTGTCTTACGAGATAATCCGTGGCTTTTAAAATTTATACAAGAGTCATTATCAAAAACTAAACATAAGGAGAAATAACATGGACATCATGAAAAAATATAAGCAAGGTGATTTAGACGAAGTTCCTAGTGCAAAAACTGGTAACGATCCTATGAACCTTCCTGCTGATGAAGTAGGTGGAGAAAATGTTGATGCACCAAAAGTGAAAACTAATACGGTGGATGGCAAAATTTTTTCACTAGCTGATGAAAGAGATTACTAAAAAGTAGGAGATTAAATGGCTAAGGTAGATTTATCAGGTGATGAAATCATATCCGTAGATGAGCCAACTACTTCAGAAGATAATAGTTATACTGATGACTTTTCTAGTTTACAAGGTTTAGTAAAAACACGTTTTATTAAAGCAGAAGATTCTAGGTTATTTGATGAGAACAGATGGTTAAGAGCGTATCGTAACTATAGAGGAATCTATGGTTCTGATATGACATTTACTGAAAAAGAAAAGTCTAGAGTTTTTGTAAAAATTACAAAAACAAAAGTACTAGCTGCTTTTGGACAATTGATAGAAGTTTTATTTTCAAGTGGAAAATTTCCAATTGGAGTAGAGCCTACACCAATTCCAGATGGTATAGCAGAATACGCTAGAGTTAAAAGTGACGGTGAACAAACAGAAGAGACTGCAGAAGCTGAAGCAGGAAATATAGTAGATCTTTACGGTTTTGCAGGAGATGGAAAAGAAATGACTCCTGGAACTACTCGTTCTGATTTACTTCGTGGTTTAGAAGAAAAATATAAAAATCTTGATTTGGCAGAAGGAGCATCAGCTGAATCTCCTAAAACACCTCAGATTGAACCTGCTAGAGAAGCAGCAGCTAATCTAGAAAAACTAATAAATGATCAGTTAGAAGAAACTGCTGCAATTACTATATTAAGACATGTTCTTTTTGAAATGGTTTTGTTAGGAACTGGAGTTTTAAAAGGACCATTTACTGATGAGAAAGTATTGCATAGTTGGGATAAAGATCCTGAGACTGGTGATAGTAGCTATAATCCAAAAATTAAAACTGTTCCTAAGTTAGAGGCAGTTAGTATATGGGATTTCTATCCAGATCCAGATGCTACATCAATTGAAGATTGTGATTATGTTATTCAAAGACATTCATTTAATAGATCACAGTTAAGAGAATTATCTGGTAGGCCATTTTTTAGACAAGATGCTATAGCAGATTGTTTAAAGATGGGAGCTAATTATGAAGTTAGAGGATTTGAAACTTCTTTACTAGATAGAGAAAATGTAGATAGTTTACAAAAAAATAGATATGAAGTTTATGAGTATTGGGGAACTATGGATAGACTTCTTGCTGAAGAAGCAGGATTAGAATTTGATGATGATTTAGAAGAATTAGATGAAGTTCAAATTAATGCATGGGTGTGTAATGGTAAAATATTAAGATTAGTATTTAATCCATTTACTCCTGATAGAATACCTTATAGTATTTGTCCATATGAAATAAATCCATATCAATTTTTTGGAGTAGGTATACCAGAAAATATGGAAGATGCTCAAATGGTAATGAATGGCCATGCAAGAATGGCTATTGATAATTTAGCACTAGCAGGTAATTTAGTTTTTGATATTGATGAAACTCAATTAGTACCAGGACAAGATATGTCAATATATCCTGGTAAAATATTTAGAAGGCAGTCTGGTGTTACAGGAACTGCGATTAATGGATTAAAGTTTCCAAATACTGCTACAGAAAATTTACAAATGTTTGATAAGTTTAGGCAGTTAGCAGATGAATCAACAGGTATACCATCATATTCACATGGTGCAACAGGTGTTCAATCTACTACCAGAACAGCTGCAGGTATGTCAATGTTAATGGGAGCAGCTGCTTTAAGTATTAAAACAGTTGTTAAAAACGTAGATGACTATTTACTTAAACCATTAGGAGATTCTTTATTCTCTTGGAATATGCAGTTTAATAGTAATATTGAAAATATAAAAGGTGACTTAGAAATAAAAGCTAGAGGAACATCTTCTCTAATGCAAAAAGAAGTTAGGTCACAAAGATTAATGACATTCATGCAAACAGCTAACAATCCTAACATAGCCCCATTTGTTAGATGGCATTCTATACTAAGAGAAATTGCAAAATCGTTAGATATAGATCCAGATCAATTAATTAATGATCCAGAGAACGCACAAATTTTTGCAAAGATAATGGGGATGACAAATGGAAATCAACAAACTACAGGCTCTGACCAGCAACAAACTAATATGGGAGACACTCAAGGAGTACCTCCAGGAGCAAATCCAGCAGACGCAACAGGAGCTGGAGGTGGCAACATCGGAACAGGAAATGTACCGCAGCCAGGGGAAACTGATTTCTCTCAGGAGATTGGCATGCCTAGAGGACCAGTTCAAAACCAACAAAGATAATAAAACTAGAGGATACTTTAATTTAAAAAGATGACTATACAAGCTACACCACCTTTACCAGATCCTATTTCAGGAAGAATACCACCATATACACAAGTTTTAGAATATGATGATGCTTCTAATACATGGATTATAAAGTATGATGTTGTAGATACTCCAACAGTAAGTACAACAGGAACAGCTGTAACATCTGTACAGCAAGGGCAACAAACAACAACTGATCCAGACGATGGATTAACAACACCTATTACTGAATTTCCTGATCCAGTTGGTGGCGATGGAGGACAGGATGATACCATTCCTGATCCTCAAATTCCTGATATTGATCCTACTCCTGTAACATTTTTAGATGATCGTGGCGGTGGTGAAGGAATGGATAGAGGTAAAGTAGGGCCAGGTGCTATAAATTTTGGTGGCGGTTGGTTTGACGGAGATACAGGAGAACCACTAGGAGATTTTGCAACAGGTGTTATGAATACTATTACTGGACAAAATGAACTTGGTGAAATGTCTGTAATAGCTAATGCTTTAGGTGCAATTTCTAAAGCTAATACGCCTAGTGCTATGGCTATGATGTCAGATGAAGCTAGATCAAAAGTATTTAATAGTGCAATAGGACAAAAAGCATTAAGTGATATGTCAGTATCTGAAAGAAGTAAATTAAAAAAATCCATACAAAAAACTATGCAAAGAAGAAACATGGGGTTAAATGTAGGATTTGATGTACACCCAGATTATGCATTTGATGAATCTAGACCTACTATGAGAGATGTTGCTGGTGAGGTTGGTTTAAGAGATAGTAATTTTGGAAGCGATACAACAGCACCAGGAGCTGATGCTAGTACCATAGGTGGTACTGGAGGTAGACGAGGTGGTGCAGGTACAGGTACAGGTGCAAGTACAACAGATAGAACATCTGGTGGCTCTGTTAGTGGAGGCCCTCCAGGAACAGGTGCAGAAAGTGATAGAGGTATTGGTGGGCAAACTCCAGGCCCTAGAGGAGAAAGAGGCGGTCGAGGCGATGGCGGTGGGTCATCACCTAGCGGTGGCGATGGACCAGCAGGATGTTTTGTTGAAGGCACTGCTGTTCAAATGGCTGATGGCACTACAAAAGAAATTACAAATATTGAAATTGGAGAAGAGACTAGAGGTGGTATAGTACAAGCTAAGATGGAATTTATGCCACAGAACATATACAACTATAAAGGCGTTCTAGTATCTGGATCACACTGGGTGGTAGAAGACAATCAATTTATTGAAGTAGAAGATAGTAAATATGGTGTACTAACTGATAGAGTAGAACCTGTATATACCTTTAAGACTTCTAATAATAGAATATGGATTGATGACATAGAATTTGGTGATTTTGAAACAGGTTCAGATGAAGATTGGGCACCATATTTTGAAAAAGTTAAACAAGATTTAAATAAAAAATTAAGAGGAGAAGCTTAATGGCTAATGGAATGATGGCACCAATGGCACCATCTAATGAAAATCAACAGCTTATGCAACAAGGCATTGATCAAGGAATGCAAAAAGCAGATGCTATGATGACAGAAGAAGATGTTTTAGCTAGGTATCCTGTTATATCTGGAATAGAAAGATCTTCTACAGAAGGTGATGCAACTAATTTTGTAATTAGTAAAGAACAATTTGCTTCAACAATAGATGATCAAGTTCTTCAAATTTTACAAACAAAATTAACACCAAGCATGAGATCTGCATTAGCTATTATTTTAGGACCAGAAGTTGGTGAGTTACTAGAAGGAATAGGATTACAAGAGCCTCAGCATTTAGTACCACAATCTGTAATAGCAAAAGCTTTTCCTGCACAGACTGTAGAGGAATCTATAGCAATGTTTGATAGCCAATTAATGAATGCATCAAATACACAAAACGATATTCCTAGTCCCCCAACAGGAGGATTAGGCGGAGCACCAATGATGGATGTTCCACCAACTAACGTGCCACCTGTAGAATAATACAGCACACGAGGGCTACCCTTCCCATAAGGCACCCAACTCAACTAAGGAGGATAATATGGTTGACGAAACGCAAGATGTAGTAGAAGCTACAGAAGAACAAACTGAAGTAGTAGAGACTACACCTGAAGAGGAACAAGTAGAAGAAATACTTGAACCAACACCTTATCAAAATAAGTACAGAAGAGATCTCGATGATAAGGATACTGATACAGCTACCGAACAACAGGACACCGAAGAAGAAAAAGAGGCTACTCCTGAAGAACGCCCTGTAACAGCCGAGGAAAAGGCTTTTAAGAAACGTTATGACGATCTTAAACGCCATTACGATAAGACTTTAAGTAAGCATAAAAATGAGGTAACTAGCCTTAAAACTCAAATTGAACAGAGTACAAATCAAATGCTTCCGCCTAAAGATCCAAAAGAACTTGAGGCATGGAGACAAAAGTATCCAGATGTATACGATGTTATACAATCAGTTGCTTTAAACCAAGCAGATGAACGTGCTAAAAAACTTGAGGAAAAATATCACTTTTTACAAGAGCAACAAACACAAATTGCTAAAGAAAAAGCTGAGGTTGAACTTTTAAAAAGGCACCCTGATTTTCAGGAGATTCGTGCTACTGATGATTTTCATGAGTGGGCACAAAAGCAAGATCCTACAATTCAAGGATGGCTGTATGAAAATGCAGACAATGCCGATTTAGCTGCAAGAGCTATAGATCTTTATAAAATGGATGCTGGTATTACTACTAAAAAAAGTAAAACTAAATCTGAAGATGTAAAGAAGGAAGCCGCAAAAGCAGTTACATCAACTAAAAAAGCCAATCAAATAGGTGCTACCGAAAAGAAAATTTGGAGTGTTAGTGAAATTTCTAGGTTAAAACCTCATGAATTTGATAAGCACGAAAAAGAAATTATGCAAGCTAGAAGAGAAGGTCGTATAAAGCAATAATAAAAACTTAACTAAAAAGCTATAAAGGAGAATAATTATGGCAGTATCAAGAGCAACAGGTTATACTAACCTGCCTAATGATAACTTCATACCTGAAATTTATAGCCAGAAGGTTCAAAAGTTTTTCAGAACTGCTTCGGTTGTTGAAGATATTACAAACACCGACTACGCTGGAGAAATTGAAAATTTTGGTGATACGGTAAGAATTATCAAAGAACCCGTAGTTACTGTAGCTAGCTATACTCGTGGCTCCGTTATCAATACACAAGAGCTTGCAGATGACCAAATTACTTTGGTTGTTGACCAAGCAAATGCTTTTGCATTTAAAGTGGATGATATCGAAGAAAGACATTCTCATGTGAATTTTGAGTCTGTTGCATCATCATCTGGTGCATACGCTCTCAAAAATGCATATGATCAGAATATCATTGCTGCGATGTTTAGTGGTGCAGGAACTACAGTTGGATCAGATGGATCTGGACAAGACGTAGGTACTTACGCAGAAGGAACTACACTTGGAACACCTGAAATTGATCCAATTAACGTAATCGCAAATCACGCTAAAAGATTGGACTCTGCTGATGTTCCGATAGATGGAAGATGGTTTCTAGCAAGCCCTGACTTCTATGAAGAACTAGGTAAAGCCAACAACAAATTAATGG